ACCTTAGTTTCTGATGTCGCTAAAGACCTCAAGAACGATATGAAAACAGATTTAAGACAAATGAATAATGACATACGACACATTACAGAGATCGTTAATGATGTAGAAGATAGACAAAAAGAAGATACAAGAGAAATATTTGATGAAATTAAAATCATTGAAGATAACCTTAACTTAAACATTAATAAGGCACTTAATAATCCACTTAACAATATGTCAGTAAAATCAAAAGGAGAATAATAAGAACTATTTGTTACCTGGTATTACCTGATCCCTGGTTACCTAGACTGCAAAAAAATTTTATGTTCCTATGATCTTATGAGTACAGCAAAAGAACTACAGCATTTACTTGATAAGGCAAAAGAAGCTAATCGAGAACTACGCAAAGAAAACAGAGAACTAAAAAAAGAAAGCAAAGAAAAAGATCTGCACATTCAGTTTTTGACAGAAAGATTATCTGTTTGGGCTGATCGTAACTTTGAAGAGAGACAAGCCAGGTTCAATATGACCATCGATGATGTCATGAAGTTTGCTCTTCAAAAACCTGATAACTCCAAAGAAAGAGAGTTAGCAGAAAAACTAAGTCAACAAAATTTAAACAATGAAAAACTTAAACAAGGAGTAGGTGGTGACAACACAAGCTGAAAAACTAAATAAACTAGATAAGGAAGTGGCAGTCATATCAGAGCGAATAAGGCTGATTGAGTCAAACCATCTTCGCCATATCGAGTCAGATATTTTATCAATCAAGAGGGTATTATGGTCTGTCGGTTTTCTTTTACTAACTCAGTTTATTGTTATCATCAAAGACTTAATTATTTGACTAACCCCTTGTAACTTTACGAGACAGTAAGGTACTAAAGACTTTTTCGACAAAATTCAAAAATCAATAACATCATATTAAGGTGAAAATATTATTATTAAGTGATACTCACTTCCCAGCCCAACACCCGGATTACTGGCCTTGGATTAAGGCTATCAAGCGTCTAACAAAATGGAACAAAGTTATCCATATCGGAGACCTGGTAGACTTCTCCAGTGTATCTTTTCATTCTATCTCTGCTGAAACTGACAACCCTACGACAGAAGTAGAAAAAGCAAAAACAGAAATTAAGAAATTAGAAAAGTTATTTCCTAAGATGGATATCTTATATGGAAATCATGATATCCGAGTCATACGCAAAGCTGAGAGTTTTGGTATCCCCAGGAGCTTTCTCAAAGATCTCAATAAAATGTTTGAGATCAAAGCAAAATGGAAATGGCATGACAAGTTAATTGTTAAGCTTAAAAACGGAAACAATGTTTTCTTTACGCATCATTTTAAATCAAGTGTAATTCAAAGCTCCAAAGAGCTTGGATGTTCCCTGGTTACCGGGCATCAACATACCAAGAGTGAATTAACATTCTGGTCTTCACCAACAGCACTTAATTTTGCGATGTGTATCGGATCAAGTATTAACCCAAAGGCTGAGAATTTTAGGTACTCGAAAAACTTTATTAAGAGGCCCATCATATCGATTGCTAGTATTGGTTATGTCGGATACTGCCAACCCTGTATCCATTCAATGCCTTTAGACAATAAAGGAAGGTGGACAGGCCAACTATGAAGAATAGTGACATCCTCAATATAGCATCACAGCTCGTCAATAATGATCGTAACGATCAACATGGCGACATGACTACTAACCATATTAATATTGCCAAGCTCTGGTCAGCCTATAAAGGCGTGGAGTTCACTGCTCATGAAGTAGCAGTCATGATGGCTCTATTAAAGATAGCCAGAACCAAGATAGGCAAAGTAAATCCTGATGATTATGTGGATGCTTGTGGCTACCTGGGTATAGCTGGAGAAATAGCAAGTGAATAATGAATATAAAAAATTTTACCAAAGACTCGATTAAATCTCATGAAGGCTACAGATTAGATCCTTACGAATGCACAGAGGGATTTCTCACTGGTGGCTATGGCCATAAAATCTTAGAAGGTGAAGAAGTTCCAACTACTAAAGAGGGTTGGGAAGCTCTGTTTGATAAAGATTTTGAAAAAGCCTGGAGTGATATGGAGATCTTATGTGAGACTCATAACTTACCAGAGAACGAAGAGATGATGTCTATTTTATGTGAAATGATTTTTCAACTTGGGTTTACAGGAGTGTCCAAGTTCAAAATGATGATTAAGGCATTACAAGAAGGAAACATGGAGGAAGCTAGTAATCAAATGAAGCAGAGCAAGTGGTATGTTCAGACACCGAACAGATGTGTCGCTCTAGCAGAAAGAATGAGGTACGCATAATGTGGGGAATGTTAGTAAAGCCCTTACTCGGAGTTGCATCGGATGTCGTAAAAGGAGTAGTTGATACTCGAAAAGCTAAAGCTGAACAAAAAGTTACAAAAATAAAAGCCGAAACTGAGTTATTAAACAAACAAATAGCCGGGCAAATTGAATATGACGTAGAGGCTATTAAAGGTAGCAAAGATAGTTTTAAAGACGAATGGATTTTAATTTTATGGTCAATTCCTATGGTACTTATCTGGTTCCCAGGTCTTCAAGGTCATGTGCAAAATGGGTTTGAAGCTCTGAAGACTGTTCCTGATTGGTATTTTATAACATGGGGAGCTATCGTAAGTGCCACATTTGGAGCCAAGTCAATTACTAAAGTTTTCGATAGGAAGAAAAAGTAATGGCAGAATACAAAGGTAGAAAAGTCACCCTGAATAAACCCATGGCTGGTGATGTGAAAAAATTTAAAGTATTCGTTAAAGACCCTAGCACTGGAAGAGTAAAGAAAATTAACTTTGGTGCAAAAGGTATGTCTATCAAAAAGAATAATCCTGATCGTAAAAAATCTTATTGTGCCAGGTCAGGTGGTATTAAAGGCACGAATAATCGACTATCAGCTAATTATTGGTCGAGAAAGATGTGGAACTGTTAATGAAAAAACAAGTTTGGGAGAAGAAAAGACCTAAAGACCTAGGTAAGCCAAAACCTTTTGATAAGAAATCAAAAAAATACAAATCAGCAAAAGCTAAAGCTGATAAGAAATTTGGCAAAAAAGTTAGTCTAGTTAAAAATATGTTTATCTCTAAAGAGATGAAGAAAGGATAGGAAATGCCATACGGAAAAGGAACTTACGGAAAAAATGTCGGTAGACCTTCTAAAGAATTAAAGAAGAAACTGAAAAAGAAAATGAAAAAGAAAAAGAAGTAATGAGCAAATGCGAAAGCTGTGGCTGTATCTGTCATCAAGGAATGACTTGTATGTGCGAATGTGCAATTTGTCGATGCCAGGAATGTAATGAAAAAAATATCTCTTCCTGAATACGTCAGTATAGGACATTTTAAAATTTACCTAACTCCCATCGATCATGATGTAGCCTACAATGTTTGCGAAATGCAAGGGTGTTTTCTGAGTAAACCACCCTACCAAATTTATTTAGATAAAGACATTATTGATAGAAATGATGTCGACAGTAAGAACCTGGTTATCCATGAACTCTGTCATGCGATCTACTATATCTATTTACTTAAAGACAAAGACGAAGAGTCCATAGTCAACGGAATGTCTAATGGCATTACTGAGTTATTTTATAAATCAGAATTAAAGGAGTGGTTAAAGAGTTGCGATGGTTAAGGTTTATTTCTTAGTCGGATATCTATGTACTTATCTAACCCAAAACTATGTCGACCCTCACTGTACGTCATTTGCTCGTAAGTATATGACAAAAGAAGAATGCAATAGAGATATTGAGTTCATTGATGCAGTGGCCCTGGAGCTACGTCAAACCACTTTAACACAACATAAATTAGCTTGTTTAGAAGCACCGATTAAAACACAAGGATTATGAGTTTATTAAATTTAGGAATTAAAGCTTTTCAGTATGCACCGAGAGCAATGGCTGGTGTTCGGTCTTTATTATCAGACCCTGTAAAAAGCACTGGACTTGTTACTGGTGGTATCCTGGGTGGTAAAGCTACTGAAGAAACAATCAACTCCGGTATCCTGGGTAACTCCAACATGATCCAAGAAGGTATGAACTTCTTTTCTAGCCCGGCAATCAACTTCCTTAATGATATCCGTAATACCCCATCAGGCTCTATCGTAACTCCTGACCAGGGAGCTATTGATGCTGAAAACAAATTTAATGAAGAACTTAACAAGAAAATAACAACAGCAACTCAGGACAATCAATCCAATATTCTCATTACACCTGAAGTAGAACAACCCTCAGGTCTCTTAACAACTCCCGAAATAGATCCTTTGGATTTCAGTAATACAACTCCAATGCCAGATCAATCTCTTTTATCTGATTATATTTTAACTGCCGAAGAAGCTCCTGAGACTGAAGAAGGTTTATTATCAGAGTCATCCAATCCTTATTATTCTGTTTTAGCTGAAGCTGTCCTGGATATGAATTTTAATTCTGGTTCAGGCCAACAGATTTTAAACCAAATAAATAATATGCCAGGCATCAAACAATCTGAGATTGTCGATACAGGATTAGATAATTTTCTTTCAGGCAAAGATAAAGTTACAAAAGAAGAATTAGATAATTATATTCTGGAGAATAATATCTCTACAAAAATTAATGATGTAGTTTTAGGCGATTTAGGTAGTGGCAAACAAATATCATTTGTAAAATCAAGACTATTTTTACCTGACTCTTTAAAAGATGTTAACAGCATTGAAGATGCAAAACTTGTTGTTAATAACGATTACGACTTATATGAAGACTTTAAAGATTTTTACAATGCCTCAGGAGAAGATTTAGTTGTCAATGATCCAGCTACAGGATCAACTATTTTAAGAAGTGAAGCTACAACGAACTTTGATGAATTAGAGGGTCAAGAAGAACAAAATGCAATCAACGATTATTTGTATTATGTTCATGGAATAACAGAAAAAGATGCAACAATTAGGCCTAAGTATGAGTCATACACTTTACCTGGTGGAGATAATTATAAAGAATTACTGATTACTCTTCCTACTCAAAATGTAATTAACTTCAATTCAAGCCATTATTCTGGTTCTGATTTCCCTAGCGAAAATCTTTTGATTTCTCATGCAAGATTTAAAGAAAGAGACATAAATGGAAAAAAGACTTTATTTATTGAAGAAATACAATCTGACCTTCATCAACGAGGTAGAAAAAAAGGTTATCAAGACTCTGATTACAATATGAATGTCAATAATCTCAATAATGAAATGAGATCAATTAAAAGGAATATAATTGACCTAGAAGAGCAACTACCAAGCTTAACAAAAGATGAATATAACGATCAAATGGTTAAAATAAAAGACCTCAACAAACAATATCAAGACGCAATAGAAAAAAGAGAAAAATTAGTTCAAGATAATAAAAAGAAAGTCCAGGATACTCCATTTAAAAAGAACTGGCATGAACTCACCATGAAGAGATTAATTAAGTATGCTGTCGATAATGGGTTTGAAGCAGTTGCTTATACTCCAGGTGAAGTTCAAACTGAAAGATATAATTTAGCAAATTACATTGATAATATACAAGTTAGCCCATCAGACAAAGCAGATGGTAAAATTTATTTAGAAGCATATTCACAAAATAATCAAGATCAGATATTTGGTAATCATATATATCCTAATCAGTTAGAGGAATATGTTGGAAAAGAATTATCTGCAAAAATTACAAAAGATATTGAAGAAAAAAATATTTTTAAAACAAATAATCAAATTCAATCATTAGTTAAAGATGGATTATTACCATCTGATGAACCAGCTAATAAAGATGCTGTATCTTTAATATATGAAGGTTTAGATCTAAAAGTTGGTGGAGAAGGAATGACTGGTTTTTATGATAAGATACTTCCATCTTTCTTGAATAAATATTTAAAAAAATATAACAACAAACTAAGTTATGTACCTAACTACAAAACAGAGAGTGGTGCATATAGTGATAATATTGATACAACCATTAGTTTTGGCCAACCCATTGACGATACACCTCTTCGAGATGCTCAAACGATTGAAGATGCGTTCTATGATGTAAGAAACAATGAAAAGTTAACAGAAGAATTTTACGAATACGAAAGATATCGAGGCATAGATACTGATATAGTAAATAATATCAATGACGATGTATTGGTTGAACAATTTTTAAGATCTGAATACGATATGCAGTACGAGGGTACTGGAATTGAGCCAGTCACCATTGATAGTTTACCCTTCTTTGAAATTACCCCAGAGATGAAAGAAGAAATTGGCAAGAAGGGAATTACCCTGGCTAAATTAAACTCAGGACTTTTATCTGTAGCTTAAATATTATAAGATCTTTGCACCGGGGTCTCCTTTTGTGTGTTGTTACTTAATTGGAAAACCCCGGCCTTAAATTATTCTCCGAAAAACTCACAGATAAAATAGAGAAAAAAACCAATCATCCCTATGTGAACAAAGGTAGTCACAGCAATTTCAAACATTATGCTACCTGGTAATCGTGATATAAGTCTTTTTTCCATGGAGTAGGAATAGACTTCCATTCATTTTTTGAATGATAAAATACTCGTATTTTTGGTCGATTATTTCTGGCAATTTTTTCAACTAATACTTTTTGAAGACAATTACCAACACTTCTTAAATAATATTCACCAACTACCGGCTGGTCGACAATGTATTTTTTAACACCATGTCCAAAATCAATAAACCATAGATCTCCATTTGGTTTCTTTTTGATATTTTTATCTGTTGTAAACATTCAAGTCTCCTTTTGTGTGTTGTTGATTTTAATGTACTGATTTCTCTTTATGTTACAAGAAAAGAATGCACAATTTTACACAATGGCTGTCAGAATTGTTGTTTATGTGGTGTAACACCTTGTTACCAAGGAGGTGTTAGTGTTGATTTTGAGGAAAAATGGCGATAAATGTGCTATTTTGTGCAACACCAAGTTACAAGAAATTCCCTTATTTCTCGGTGCTTTTTACCTCTTGTAACATCATGGGTAAAAATTTTTTGCACAATTTTTGCACAGTTAGGGGGTTAAAGTGTTCGTCTAATATGATTAGGGAAACGACCTTCTTCTTTGAATGTTCTATAAGCTGACATCCAATCTTTCTTGTACTCATTCTGACAAAATTCTTTTATTGCCTTTTCAGCCGATGGCTCCATACAGAAAAGATTTTTCATTGTTTCAAGTATTCTTCTCATTGTAAATTCCTTTCTGCAAAAATTATAGCAAACAGAAGTGGGAATTTTCGTATGTTAGTTTTCGTTACCTGGTATGCTGGTGCTGACGAGAAGAATTGAACTTCCGACTTCTATCTTACCAAGATAGCACTCTACCACTGAGTTACGTCAGCATTAAAGTTTCTTTATAGCATCTACCTTACGAGTATCAACTACCTTGGCATAACGTAGAGCCATCTTTTCAGAAGACCATCCCCCCAGGCTCATAAGAGTTGATATATCCGAGTTCTTTAATACTCGTGTTGCAAATGTATGACGAAATTTATGAGGATGAGTCTTTATCCCTGATCGAGCTTCCATTGTCTTCCAGGCACTTCTAATTCCAAAACGAGTTGTATAATGAAAGACTTTCCCTTGCCCTGGTTTCCCTAATTCTTTTTTCAACTTCGGATGAATGTAAATGTATTTATATTTTTTTGTCTTAGACATATACACCGATATTAATTTTTCTTCGTAATCTATATCAGACCACTGAAGATTGATTGCCTCTGATATACGACAACCC